AAAAGTAGGAACGCAAATAGCGGCTGCGATGATCTATCGGGCCTCGCGCCCTGGCCAGGCCGCGCCATGGTTTTACGCCTCCGATGAAAAGACCATGGCCGATATCCGCAAATGCGCGGCGGAACAGATTGGCGAGTCCAAGCCATGACCGAACGCTCTTCCCCTGACAGCGCCGAGATACGGAAAACTCCGATGTCAACGGATGATCTACGCGATTTGGCAGAAGCCATCGATATGGCCCGAAAGGACTATCTCGATGCGTTCGGCGGCAAGCATCAGGCGACATATGAGAGGAATTTGCGAAACATCCTTTGGAACGACAAAGGTTCTTTTGCACCCGCGCTTTTTGAGTTGGCCGATCGCCGCGATGTATGGGATGTCCGCCGCGCTCCTGCCCAAGCAGTGGCAAAGCCAATGGCATATTACATTGAACATAAGAAGTTCGGCGTCGAGTTGTCGCTTGAACAGCCAGATGCTTTGGCGCGCATCGCTGGATGGACCTCAATTCCGCTCTATGCCGACCCCGCTCCACCGCAAGCAGCGCGCCGACCGACCGCCTTTCTAGCGTGGGCGTGCGCGACGTTCGGCCCCGTCGCTAAGGTGCGCAGCGAGAGGCTAATGCGCTTCGTCGAGGAAGCCATCGAACTTGCCCACGCCGATGGCATGGAGAGGTCCATGCTCGATGCGATTGCCGGACGCATCTATGGCCGGGACCGCGGCGAGATCAAGCAGGAAATCGGGCAAGCCCAAGCTTGCCTGGAGACCTATGCAGAGAGCATCGGAGAGTCCGCCGACGCCCTTGCGGAGATCGAATGGCAGCGCGTGCAGAGTATTCCGCAATCTGAATGGGAGCGCCGGCATGCTGCAAAGCAAGCAATCGGCATAGCGCTCTCGCGCCCACAGCGTCCAGAAGAGAACAAATGAATGTCCTCGACCTCTTCAGTGGTATTGGAATGAGAAATGCCGCGCGGAGCTAAACCTAAAACCTATGACCCTGAGATGGTCCAGAGCGTGTCGCAGCTTTATGCGGCGGGCAAGACAGAAGGAAATCGCTGAAGCGAGAGGCATTTCCCAAAAGGTCATCTGGAATCTGATGAAGCGCCACGGCCTAGCTACCAGGACAGCGGCCCCGCGCGACCAGGCCGGTGAAGCCAATGCGAACTGGAAGGCGGAAACTGCCGGGAAGCAGGCTTTCCACCGCCGTCTGTATGCGCTCCACGGCAAGCCGACGAAATGCACTGTCTGCGGCACCACAGAATCCGAGCACTACGATTACGCAAACCTGAGCGGACGATACGAGGACATCAATGATTACGCCGCGATGTGCCGTTCCTGCCATTGGAAATACGATGACAAAATCACCAACATCACCGGAAAAGGAGGGATGTCGTGAACGTATTGGATCTGTTCAGCGGCATCGGGGGCTTTCTCACTCGGCCTCGAGCGAGCCGGAATGCGAACCGTCGCGTTCTGCGAGATCGAGCCATATCCCAGAGCCGTGCTCGCCAAACACTGGCCTGCCGTCCCATGTTACGACGACGTGCGAACCCTCACCGCCGATCGCCTCCGGTCAGATGGAATTGCTGCCGATATCATTTGCGGAGGATTCCCGTGCCAGGACATCAGTTCGGCCGGAAAGGGCGCGGGCATCGCTGACGGAACGCGCAGCGGCTTATGGTCAGAATACGCCAGAATTATTGGCCAAGTTCGACCCCGCTTCGTCATCGTGGAGAACGTCTCAGCATTGCTTAATCGAGGGCTTGACCGAGTTCTCGGAGACTTGGCCGCGCTCGGGTATGATGCAGAATGGCATTGCATACGAGCTGCCGACGTTGGCGCCCCGCACTTACGGGACCGGATTTGGATCGTCGCCTACCCACAGCATACCTACACCAACGGCCTCCGATTATATCGAGCGATTTTGCACGAGTTCGGAGATGCTGAATTTCGAGACGAACAAGAGCGTCAGCCTCGATCGATGGGTAATGCGCTGGCCAATGCCAATAGCCCGAGATTATCGATCGCCTGGTCGGAGTCGCTTGGAAAGAACGGGCAGCAAAGCTGGCGAGTGCCTCCCACAGGCGATTGGTGGTCAACTGAACCCGACGTGGGTCGAGTGGCTCATGGGGTTCCCTCTCGGGTGGACCGCCTTAAAGGATTGGGCAATGCCGTCGTTCCGCAAATTCCGGAAATCATCGGGAGAGCAATCATGAGATCGCTCTCTTCGCAGGAGCAGGAGTAACTGACCATGCGAGTGATGTGGAAGTGCGCGGAATGCCGCGACGATCGCGAGACGGAGTGGTCGATCACGTTTGATCGGTATCTATGCCAGCGGTGCTTGGCGAGGCTGTTTCGTTCACCCCAGGAGAGTAGACGTGACTGATATAACGCGAGCGATGGCTAAGTTCGTCAAGTGGGCAATGCAGGAAGGCCCTTGGGACGGATGCGATCTAGACGGCGCATCTGTGCAGGACAAGGCCGAAGAACTCGGACTGCTGGTGAAGACAAAGTACGATCCGGAGATTCACGGCGAGGGCGATGATTTTGGCACTGATGCCGGCGACGATTGGTTCGTGCTGCATCCAGATGTCATCGCTGCTGTGGGAGGAGCGTCCAGTGACTGACACCATCGACAAGGCGCTCGCTTGGGATGTGATCGCAGAAAAGAATGCCGAGATAACTCGGCTGCGCGAGGCTCTTGCTGTTGCTGGACTTATCATGCAACGCGCCATCGATTGCTACTATGTGGCATCTGGCAAAACCGTCATTGACGGCCAGGACGGCTATGGACCACTCCGCGAGATGCGTTTGTTTCTTGAAGGGCGGTCCTCACTGCCTCCGGCAGAGCGCACCAAGCCATGAGCGATATCACTCATGAACTCGCCAGGTTCGCCATGTGGATTCTTCAGGAGGGACCATGGCAGGGATGCGACCTTGACGGAGGTAGCATACAGGACAAGGCGGAATCGCTCGGTCTGATCGTATCGGTTCCCTACGATCCTGAGAAGCATGGAACCTATAACGATTTTGGCTGCGACGCGGGTGATCCATGGTTTGAGCCATGCGAAGCAATGCGGGCGGCGCTGTCTCAAGCGAAGCGAGATTGACTGATGATGGCCTACGACAACAGGCTTGAGGATGATGCAGGCAATTGCATCTGTATCTTTCCCAGCCATTGGGATGCTTGCGCAGCAATGATCCAAATCGGTGATCCAACCTTCAGATCGCTTGGGAAACCTACTCCCTTCGAAGAAGGCTGGGTGGCCGGGCTGACCGGTACGGACCCAAGACTTTGCCCATTCGAGAAGATGACGGCCGAGTGGAGCGAATGGCAGAGCTTCCACAGCAGAGCCGCGGCCTTTGTTGCCGCTTCACTCTCTAAAACGAATTGCGAGTGACTGACCGATGATCGCGCTCGAAACCATCACGCCTGAAGAGCTCGCCGCCAAGATGGGATGGGGCGCCAAACGTGTGCGCCGACTCGCGAAGCGGCTTGGCGCATGCCGGATTTTGGGCAATCGTATGGCCCTGCTCCCCGAAGACGTTAAGACCATTCTGGAGGCTACGAAGCCATGCCCCTCAAGCTCTACCGGCCTAAAGGAAGTCCTATCTGGTACTACACAGGTACAGTTGCCGGAGATCGACTACGAGGCTCGACTAAAACAACGGATCGCAAAGTCGCGGCGCGTCTTGTCTCCGAGATCGAAAACCAGCACCACAAACGTAGTCTCGATGGACCGAAAGAAGTCCTGAGCTTCCCCATGGCCGTCGACTACTACCTCAGGTCTGGCAAGTGCGCCGATAAGCGGCAGCAAGCCTATATTCATAAGCTTGAGGACTATTGGAAAAACAAGAAGATCAAGGACATGACACCAGGCGGCATCAGGCAGAGCGCGATCGATATTTATCCGGATTGCAGCGGCGCGACCCACAATCGGCAGGTGATCACGCCAACCCAAGCTGTGATCAACCATTGCGCCGAGCTCGAGCTTTGCGCGCCGATCCGCGTGAAGCGCTTCACCTTCGATCGTGTGATCAAAAGTCCGGTCACGCTGGAGTGGATCGATACCTTCTGCGCCCATGCCGACGAGGAGATGGCAGCCCTGGCCCTATTCATGTTCGCGACCGGCTGCCGGATCTCCGAAGCTCGACGGGTGCAGTGGGACGACGTCGATTTTGGGCAGTGCTCGATCCTGCTCCGGCAGACCAAGACCAAGCGCCAACGGCTGCCCCACATGCCGAACCGGCTACTGGTCGCGCTTGCCAACCTGCCGCGTGACAAGGCGCCCTTTGGCCGCCCTGAGTCATCCCTGCGGCGTTCCTGGGACGCGGTCATTGAGAAGGCCGCAAAGGCCGCTGGAGAGGCCGGGTTCGCTCGCCTGACCTTCCATAGCTGCCGCCACGGATTCGCAACCACTCTGCTCCAAGACGGCATCGATGTGGTCACCGTGGCGAAGCTCGGCGGCTGGGAATCACCCCATCAGGTGCTTTCGACCTATGCGCATGCGATCCAAGACGCCAAGTTGACCAACCAGCTTTTTGACAAACCACAGGCAAACTCTGAGCCTGACGTTAGCAAAAACAAGAGGTTATGATGAATAAAAGACCCGTCCGGGGGGAATTTCTATTCCATCACCAACTTTGAAATCATTGAACTTTCCTACAAATCGCCGGCATATCAGGGCCAAAAAGGAGTGAACATGGACAGAACAGATTTGAAAATTGACAAGCCATTGGCAAACGCATGTTCGCCGAACGTTCGCGCTGCCATCGGTGCGCTCCGTGCTCTCTGCGAGAAGCGCGGCGCCGACAGCGTGGTCGGCAGGCACTGCACAACCCTGATCAGCCAGTTACGGAACCTGCCCGGATACGTCAGGCCGGCATGGGCCACCCATGAGAGCCAGACGCTGGCCGGCAGCATCAAATGGCAGATGGCTCAGCTTGAGACCGCGCTGCAGGGTCGTTAGTCGATCGCCGTTGAAATTGTTGACTGGCATCAGTCAGTGGAATCGAGAGGGCCGCCCCTGGCGGCAAGAGGAAGATGGACTTGCGACGGACCATAGCGGCCAGTGATAACCCGGCAGTTCTCGGGGGTGTCCGAGCGAAGAACAATGGCCGCTACAACGGCAATGGTCGTCATTGGGAGACGCCTCCAGAAGTCTTTGGGCCGCTGCACCAGGAGTTCGATTTCACCCTAGATCCCTGCGCAACGCCTCGGACGGCCAAATGCGCTACCTTCTTTACCGAAGCCGAGAATGGCCTCGAGCAGAGTTGGGCCAGGCACCGGGTGTTCATGAACCCGCCCTATGGCCGCGAAGTCTACGCCTGGACGCGCAAGGCCCGACTCGAGCAGGAAGCCGGCACGCTGGTAGTCGGCCTCCTGCCCGCGTCCACCGACCTGGCGTGGTGGCACGATGATGTCGATGGCCGCGCTGAGGTCCGTTATATCCGGGGCCGAGTTCGTTTCCTGACGGACGGCCCATACAGAGCTTCCGGCTTCTTTGCCAGCGTTATAACGATTTGGAGACCACAATGACCGACCTACCGAAAATCGCATTCATGCTTCGACAGATCGAAGCATTGAGGACAGAACGAGCGCCTTAGAAGCATCAGTCGAAATCGCTGACTGATGTCAGTCATCGGAATTGGGAAAGCCGCCGAGGGCGGCACAGAGCTAACGGCAAGACAACGCAAGGACGGAAAATGAGCAAACACGTCGATGTGACCGTATATGTGATATTGTGGGTATGGTCTGATAAATCTGGCTATGGCGTCGCAAGGGTGCATTCTGATCGGCAGCGGGCCGAGGAAGAACGCGATCTGCTTGAAGCAATGGACAGCGCGCGCCAGTACAAAATTCAAGAAGAACCGCTTTATGCGGCGCTCGCAAACTAGCCATATCGCGTCGATAGCGCTGCTGGCATAGGAGCGAGAGATGCCTGCGCTCACAATCATCGAGATCATCGCATGGTTCGCGTTTCTAGGCGTGATCTGGGTGCTGTTCCTGCGTTGGGTTTTTAGCCACTGATCAGTAGGAAGCTAGGACGAGAAATGCAGATCACCTTTGATGATGAGGAAGCTTACGAGATGTTCCTGATTCTGGATAGCTTCGCCCGCATCCGTAAGGGCAAAGAACCCAGCGTCAACTATTTGCGGGAACGCTTATTGCCGGCCTATCGAGAATGGCACGCTGCCAACCCGTTCAAGGCTCGGCCTAGACCCTCATTTTCGAATGGAGAGCGCGGAAATGGGTGAGTTTATGGCTGGATTTTCCATTGGGATTGGAATCGGAATGGTGGTTCTAATCCTCGTTGATCATGCCGTTCGGCGCTCTTAAGAGAGGAGTACAACAGGTTTGGTCGTCGGTCGCCAATGATAGAGTCCTGGCGACATCTGGCCCCGCACTAATTACGACTGATGAAATGCAGGAATGCATGGAAACCGCCGATGCGGTCTCGTGGAGTGGTCCCAGCGGGGAAATAACTGACCACCAGCTCTATCACCCACGACCAAACCTGTTAGTAGCGCCCTAACTCAGCAGCAGAATCGCTCCTACCACCGCGAGAGGCCCTGCGATCCTGCTGCCAGTGTTCTGGGTGGCGACGAAAGCTCCAGCGAGCAGCAGCACGATGCCTAGCGCCATCCTCATCAATGCCGCCTGAATATCGATATGAAGGCCCGGAGCGGCGTCCACAGGTTGACGACCGGCGCCGGCAATAGGGAGATATGCAATCCGTTCTGGTCTTGCGGAGGCTGCCTCGAATTGAGCGACGCCGCATTCACGCCAAGGATCATCATTCCCGTTGCGATATTGCCGATCGCGATGAACAGCGGATCGAACGGCCATCCCCTGATCTGGACCAGCACCGTCGCCAGCAGGAATAGCTCGGAGACCGTAAACGAAACCTTTCGAGCCAGCCTAAGCCGGCGAGGCTCCAGCCTTTTGAGGGCGCTGTCCGCATCTGCTTGCGCTCCGACGAACGCCAACAGGAGAACCCCAAAGATCGCGATGACGACGTACATTGCCGCTGGAATACTCATTCCTTCATTCTTTCCAGATGTTTCAGCGTCACGGATAGAAGGTGATCGGCTTGCTTGCAGATCCTGAGGCCGCCCATTCCGATCACGAAGGCCAGCGGCCACGGCGCGAACTGCATCATCAGTTCCGGCAGGCGCGTCAGTATCATCAACAAAGGCGGCGCAAAAAAGTTCGCTGCGAATCCACCGACAACAATATATCCGATGATCTCGCGCGGCGTGGCCTTCCTCGTAAAGAAGACACGGACGACGCCGCCCATTAGCCCGTAGACCAGTAGCTGAATGTGTATTTCGAACAGTCCAAATTCAGCCATTACCGGTCTCGGTGATCGTGCTTATGAGTAGCATCAGATCGCGCAGCGTAATGCGATTGAAACCGATTGCAAGGTGATGCGGGAATATCCCGCACTCGGCGAGAGCCGCCGCGATCAGCTCGCTGCAAAACCAGGAGTTCGGCAGTTGCCAGTCGCGCTCGAATGCGAAGGCGACCATCGACCAGCCGTCATAGGGCTTGCCAACCTGAGCCATCAGGAAGTCGTAGAACTTCTTTGCCTGGAAATCATACGCGATGATAGGGATGCGCAGTTCCTTGACAAATCTCCCTGTATCATAATCTGCTGGCAATATCTGCACGCCATCGGCATGCGCGCCAAGCATTCTGCCGTCTGGGAGCACGGCATCGACGTGATCCGGCCAGAAGCCGTTCTGAAACCGCGCCGTGCCCCAGTTGAAGACACCGGGGTGGGACACGAAGCGGATCGTGATCATGGCGTCCTGTCCTTGCGACCTTGCTCAACGCCTTCAGCCTTGGACGCATCACCATGCGCTATCAGCAATTGATCCATGCGGCTGTTGATAGATATGTAGACTTTGTGAATCTTACTCGAATTGAGGACGCCCACGATCACCGCCCCTAAAGCGGCAACAGCGGTGATCAACCGTTCGATATCGGCAAGGACATCCACCACGGTTCTACGCGCTTTCGGATTGCGACGGATTGGCAGCAGGGAGAGGCGTGAGCGACAAAATCGGCGAGTTGTGATGCGCCGGTGAAAGATGCTGAAGCAACTGGATAAACGACTCCATGAAGTTGCCGTTGTTGCCGGCGGCGAGATCCTTCAGGGCCTGCTCGACAAACGGCGCAGCGGCAAGCACCATCGGCTGCACCATGGCGGCGATGGGAGCTGCGCCGGGGATGAACATCCCGGCGATCGTGGCGACGGTCGGCTCGACCTTCATCACGTTTTCGATCACGGTCTCGGCCTGGCCTGCGACAGTTGCGATAGTCATCATATTCTCCTTCAAGCTACGTTTTGGGTTTGCACAAACTGCCAGTCGACCAGCCCTTTGCCGTCGATCTGGATCGCCTTCGCCGCCGCGACCGTCAGGTCGATGCCAGCCTTGTTGGTGTGACGCGGCGGGTTCATCAGGTCGGTCCCGCTCTCAGCCTGCGGCCGTGCGCCCGTCGTCCAATAGGGGTCGTCGATGTTCCATGGGCCGACGTCCACAATGTCGCAGACGACCGATTGCCGGCTGCTCTTGCCGGTGACGCGGACCTGCGGCCGAGTGCCGGTGAAGCGGAACGGCAGCGCCACGCCGGGCTTGCTGTCGTCGATGGGAGGCCCGTAGGCCGACTTCTGGCCGCCGAACACGGTCGCCGTGATGCCGCTCTGAATGCCGCCTGCCGTGCCAGGCGAAGGCGCCGGGACGCTGGCGGGCGGGGTCTGCACATGGATAGGCGATCCGGCCGGCATCATCACGGGGCCGCCTGACGGCAGCGGGACGCCCTTGGGCCACCAGTAGCCGATCAGCCCGAATGTCTCGCTCGACTTGGGCAGCGCCTCGATCTGCACCATGTCGTTCTCGTTGCCGCCGAGCGTCCAGACGCTGCTGGCATCCTCGCCGCGGTAGAAGCCGACATGGCCCTGTCCGCTGCCCTGCGAGATGCGCCAGAACACCACGAGGCAGCCGAGGGCCGGCGCGGAGAGTTGAACAAAGTTCGGATTGGTCCGGAAGGACTGGGAGGACGGCGAGCGCGTGCCGGGGACGCCGGCCTGCTCCAGCATGGCGTTGGCGAAGATCGCACACCAGGGATCACCCTGCGCACCGGTGTGAGCAAGGGCGATGTAGCGCTCGATCCCCTGGTTGTTGCCGGTCTCGTGGAAGCCGATCTCGTGCAGCGCGCCCTGAAACCAGGCCGGAGCTCCCGCAAATGGGCCTGACGGCGCGGGAGGCGGCGGTGGCGGCGGGACCGGGATTGTCGTCGGCGGGGATGGCTTGGCGGGCGGCTCCGGCACCCGGCCGGCCAGCAACTGCGCCAGCATCTGGGTTAGCGACAGGTTCTCGGTATTGGCGCCTCGGACCGTCGACAGGGCGTACCATTGCAGGACGGCCATGCCGATGAAAACGATCAGCAAATCCGACTTCGCGAGTAGATTTTGCAGGATTTCCGCCATGGCCGGGAGACCATGACAGGGTGTGATCTTGCGGCAACGCACCGCATCTTGGTTGATTCCGCAGAGGTTGAGCGCCTATAGTCCCGTCGTTTTACGGGTAGGGTATTCAAATGCGCGACTGGATTGGAATCCTGGTCATCCTCGCTGTCAGCAGCGCGATCGTCACCAGCGCGCATCCCGCACCGCAGTCGCTCTGCTTCGGCCGTGTCTTCGTGGTCGCAGGCGAGTGCCGCTACTGATATATGCCGCCGGTCGATGCGGTACCGGCGCTGTTCCCCTGGAAATAGTTTGCGCCAGCGCCGCCAGGTTGATTGCGCTGGAGTTGCGGTGTTAGGCTCGACGAAATTTGGAGGGCGGGGCCATGATTATATTTCTTGAGATGTTCCCCGGCGAACCTGCACCCGCTCACTCAATGATACTGCCCGCAGCAGTTCGAACCGGTGCTGACGAAGGTGTCGGCAGTGGCCGGGGTGCCCCCAGCGTTGCCGGGGAAGAAGGTTACTCCGGCACCGTTAGTGTTGATGTAGCTCATGCCCTGGACGAGATACCTGCCGCCCGTAGCTGCACCGCTGAAGGTATCGCCCGCCGCATTGATTGATCCCATCGCATCGGCGAAAGCGAATACGCCGCCCCAAGCCGGAGTACCGGCCAGGGTGATGGTGACGCCGGCACATTCGATAAACCCGTGTTCCTGAGCATACCAGTGCAGATTGGCGCCGGCGGATATCGTGTACGGGCCGTTGCAGAATACGCCGCCCCAGACGCGGGCGCCGATGTGGGGGATGTTGGCGCCGGTGGTGGCGCCGTTGAAATTCAAATTGCTGATCCAGACATTCGCGTGGGTATCGGCAAAGATGCCGTACTCGTTGAGAATGTTCGGATTGATCGCAAAACCCTGAACCAGCACGTTGGCGTAGTTCTCGATCGCGACGACCGCTGCCGCCACGGTCATGGATGCCGGGGTAATCTGGCAGTTTGTCGGCGTCGAGGTGTCGCCCTGAATGATGACCTGCGGGGTCAACAGGGATTTGTTGCCGCCGCCCGTGAACGCCGAGCCGACGATCACCCCTTGTGCGTATAGAGCCACGCCGCCGCCACCAGCGCATGCGGCCTGGATGGTGTCGACGAAGTTGCCGAGATCGATGTTCTGTCCGACGTAGTTCACAGCGCCCTGTAGCGTCATGAACGCCTTGGTGGGAGTCTGCGCCGAACCGTCGCCAGTTACATCATTGCCGGCCTGGATGGTGAATGTCCCAGAACCCGCGCTGGATGTGTTAATTGCAGCGCCACCACATGTCGCGCCGACCTCGTAGGCATTGGTCGTGAGCCCGGCAGCGAGCACACAATAGATCGTTCCGGCAGTCAGGCCAGCCGGAAGCGACGCTGTCGAGTTGGGGGTGACGAGCTGCCCGGCGGAATAGCCGTGCGCCGCCTGTGTGATCACTGCGGGCGATGCGTTGGAAATCGTGACCGCGACTGGAACAGTGCGGACAAAATGCGTCGTGTTGGCGTTGAGGAGACCGCGGGATGTCGTAGGGAGAGGCGTTAACGAGATGACAGTTGGATTTGTTCCGGTGAACGTGACGCCGGTACCCGCGCTGAATGTCGAGGACGGCACCGATACGCACGGCACAAGATTTCCGCTGTTGTCGAAGCACGCACCCTGATTTTTCCGGTTGGCTGCGGCCGGCAGCAGTAACAGCGTCTCGCCGGGCGGCGCAAAGACGCCGCGGCCGGTGATATCATTGGTCTTGTCCCAGAGCTCGCGCTGCGTCGCGATGATGTCGGAGAACGTCTGATTGAAATTCCGGGTCGGGACCGGCTGGCTTTCCTGGAACTGCGAGGTCCGCCGCGGGCGGCGCGCGCCGACGATCTGTACCGTTCCGGTCTGCGCCGTGTTGAAGGTCAGTATCGCGTCCGTGATCGGACGCGCGATCGTCGCCAGCGGGCCGGTCGGGCTCGTAATCGAGTAACTCGCCGAGGGGACAAAGACGCCGTTGACGAAGACCTCGATCCAATTGCCGTAATCGGTGGAGTCGCCGTAAAGCTGGAAGCCTACCGCACAAGCGCAGGTCGAGGCCGAGATGCTATAGGCGGTGCGCCGCTCGGCATCCGGTAGCGCCGGCACGGGCGGCGGGGTCTGTGCAAAGGCCGGGGCGAGCCCAGAGGCCAGGGCGAAGGCGAGGATAGTGCGGCGCATGATGCTCATGTCGCGCAAGATGTTCTAAATACCGCGCGGCCACGACGCACCGACAGCTTTATTGGTTTTCGTAGATGCCGCTCGCAGCCAATCGGTAATTGACCAGCCAATTAGCATTGTCGGCCATCCGGCAGCCGGTAGTGGTTGATCCGCTTTGGATGAAACAGTCCGCTCCTTTGGCCGTCACAGCGATTTCTTGCCCGGACATCGACCCACTCGAGTTAGGCGTGTTCGGCAGCGTGAATTGAACTGGGGTGGTGCAGGTTCCAATCGCGGTAATAGTGAAGTCGATCTGAATGTGAGTGACCTTGCCCCATGTCTTGAACCGCGCAGAGTTGGTGGTGAACGTCGCCGTCCCGCACGTCAATGACGGTGTAAACGCGCTCCACGCCGTGTTCGGCATCTGCGCATCCGGAAGATTTCCGCTCGTGACATTGGTTGCACTTAAGGCTGTTAAGTTGGTGCCGACGCCGGAAGACGGCGTTCCTAGCGCACTATTGAACAAAACAGGTGCCCCGGCCGAGCCAGTGTTGACGCCGAGCGCCGTCGCGATTCCAGTTCCGAGGCCCGTGATGCTACCGATCGCCGGAGTGCACGTCGCGGCCGAGAGCGCAGTAGTGAGCCCCTTGGCATTCTGGGTTGTCGTGATGCACGTCGTTGCAGAACCGAAGGTCCCGACGTTGGCGTTGACCGTCGCGAGCGTCGCAGCTCCCGCGTTGCTGATCGTCCAATCGCCTGATGGCGTCTGCGGTGTTGCCACGCCGCCAGCCGAGCCAATGAAGAGTTGACCGTTCGCCAGCGGCAAGCTACCACCCAAGAATTGATTGACCCATTGGGTATTGGCGATCTTGTCGCTGTTGTCGCCCGGCGGTGGAGTTGGGGCAATGAATGCGACCTGCGCCGAGGCGATTGCGGGAAAGAGCGCGATCAGCCCGGCGAGTGCGAGACGGCGGATCATTATTCAAACTCGAAAATTGAAATGGCCGAGCCACCGGCGCTGGCGATTCCGACCCATGCTGAACCCATCTGCTGTTGCGGGCCGCTCGCGGTGCTGCCGCTGATCTCCTGGGTCTGGTAGGGCAACAATGTGAGGCATCCCGCGCCATTGATGACGGCCACGATCAGGCTTTGGCTCGATCCGGGCGCGCGATTCGGGCCGACCGGGCAGACAGCGATCTTTGCCGTGTCGTTCGGGTTGTGGAAAATTAGCTTCTTGCGCGCCGGATTCGCGGCGAGGATCGTGACCGAGGAGGTGCCGATCGTAGCAGGATACGTAAACGGAGGCGACTGCGCCAGCGCGGGGCCGGCGGTGAATACAAGGGCGATGACGGCATTTCGGAGCGTTCGCATGCCCCGCAGGATGGCCCCACGGCAGGCTCAGGGCGACGCACCGAAGGCTTAGGCAGTCGTCATCCGCCGCTGATTTATGCGCTGCACCCGACGAGTAGCCCAGCGAACATTTCCCGGCTCATAATTGCCGTCACTATTGATGCGATCAAGCGTATGAGCTGGCGTGGGTTTGCGGCCAACGTCTGCCAAAAAATCCTCAAAGCTGTTTCGCCATCGATCGCAAACGGTTATTCCGCGGCCGCCATAATATGAGTAAGCCTTTGTTTTTACATTGTAACATCTCTTGGACATTCCAGACCACGCTTCGTACTCAGGCGTCCTAATACGGCCCACGGTGTCGCCATGTGTAGTGCACATTTCTCGCATCGTCTCTGCGTGCAAGCATCCGCAGCTTTGCGTCTTACCGGTCCGTACATTGTTCGCATAGATCAATTTGGTATTTCCGCAATCGCAGGCGCAAAGCCATTTTGCATTTTCCCCTTTGCCGCGCTCAAGCAAGACTAGGCGTCCATACCTAGTGCCTAGCATTATAGATACCGGCCGCCCATTCGAATTAGACATGTCACCTTCCGATTGCAGTCCCAAGATTCGGGAAGCGATCCGGGCTTGATGTGCCCGGACCCCACCAAAATCCAGAGCCTTGTTTTTTTGCGTTTTGCTCCATTCTTCTGAAGCTTGCGCGATAATTTGGATCGACTAGAACTTGTAATTTATCCCACATCATACGGTCAACCGCTAACTTTGTATACCAAACACTTGGGGAATGCCGCTGCACGGCCTGCACCGCCTGCTTGCCGAGGTTGTCGCTGATCGGCTTGCCGGTCTCGTCCAGCGCCGCCCGCAGCGGCTGCGTCGCGGCCGTGAAGATGTCGGCCGCCATGCCCGGGATCGGCCCAGCGATCTGCCCGATCATGCTGGAGGCGTCGCGTGCGCCACGGGTCGCCGCTCCGAGCACGTCGCCATAGATGCCGCCGGCGCCGCCGCGGACAAATGCCTCGGTCCAGAATTTCGGGCTTTTCATGTCCAGCGGATCCTTGCCGGCCACCACGGCGGCCGCCTGTAGCGACACCGCGCCGGCGGCCGTGGACAGGATGGCGAAGGCCAGCCCGCGCGAGACCCGGTTCTCGATCGGGCCGTCCGTGAACACCCGCATCAGGTGGGTGGTCAGGCGCTCCATGGTGAACTGCTTGTACTGGCCGAGCATCATCTGGAGTTCGCCGCCGACCGAGCCGGCCTGCGCGCCGCCGCGCATGATGGCTTGGGTCCGGGCGTCCGGCTGGTGGAAGGCGAAAGCGGATTGCTCCTTGATGGCCGCCATCAGCCGTTCGGCGATCGGCCGGTCCATCTGGGTGACGTCCATGTATTTGGCGCCGTTACGCGCCACCCATGGTGCCTGCCCGCGCATCTTGTCCCAGTCCTGCGCGGTGAAGCCGTAGCGAGCCAGGAAGTTGTCCCGCAGCGCGGGATCGAGATCGGCGAATTTCGTCCCGGCGGCGCCCTGCAGCGAGTTGAGATAGGAGATTTGCGCCCCGAGCCGGCCGTTCTGGGTCCACCAGTCAGCCCCGGTTGCCTTCACGATCTGCCGCGAGACCTTGCGGACCAGCCCGGAGACGTTGATCTGGTCCTCGTATTTCCGGACAGCATTGTTGACGAACTCGCCGTATCCATTCGCGGATACCTCCAGATGCTGCGCCACCTCGCGGGTCATCTTGCCGTCGAAGACGTGGGACAGGATGTTGAGGCCGGACATGCCGTTGAAATTGGCCGACAGCATGGACATCGCCGTGTCGCCGGGGATGATCGTGATCGGCAGGTTGCGCAGCGAGGCGACGCCGACGACCTCGCGCGCGCCGGACCAGAACCGCGCCCAGAACTCGTTGGCGATCGGATTACCGCGGCCGGCGAGGTTATCGTAGGTGAGCTGCAGCGCCCGCGGTGAATCGAGCCAGCGGGCGCCGCGCGCCAGGCTGGAGCCCGGCCCCTCGTTCACCTTGCGCATCAGCGCGGTGAAGGTCGCGTCGGGATTCGGGCCGTAGATCTCGTGCATCGCGATGGTGCGCGCCATGTTGTTGAGGTGCTGGTCTACCGCTCCGATGATCTCGTTGCCGACACCGTATTTGCCCTGCAGCTTCAGCCAGGAATCGGCTCCGGCCTGCCCCGGCTGGAACTGGAATGTCCTCATGTTCTTGGAGAACGGCCCGTCATCGCCGCCCTGGGTGCGGATGTCCGACCATGCCTTCTTCAGCATCTCGGAATAGTCAGGCGCCAGCGCGTAGCGGTTGGTCTCCTTGTCGAACAGCTTCAGGCCGCCGCTCGCGATCTCGTTGAGATGGTCGCGGACATACTCGTCCTGTGAGAATTGTGCGACGCGGGATGGCGCCCAATGCTGCGGCAGCCGCCAGTCTTCGAGCTCGTTGAAGATCTTGCCGGCGGCCTTGGCCCGCGCCGAGCCCTCGTCGATCACCTTGCCGAACCCGTCCGAGACGGCCTTGGCGAGGGTATCGCCGGTGTTGACGCCGAACCTCTCCTTGATGAAGTTGGCAGCGCTGGCGATCTTCTGCGCGGCGGGGAAGAAGCCTGGCTTGAACTCCTCGATCCGTGGGCCGAGCATGCCGAACAGCCAGTCCTTGACAGCCTTTCCCTTATAATCGATGTTCTCGCCCCGCACGTCGCTACCGCGCGCCGTCTTGGTCAGCGTCGCCATGACAGCCTCGTTGACGTTCTTCGCGGTGTCGACCCTGGCTTCCAGCGCCTGCCAGGTCTTGACGCTGGCCGCGATCGCGATCTGCTTCTCGGCCGCCTTGTCGGCCATCTTCTTGGCTGCGACCTGGGCGGCGGCTGCGTCCGCGCTCGCCGGCCCGCGCGCGTAGGAATATTCGGCCTTGCTGCGCTTGAAGGTCTCCAGCGCCTCGTCGGCAATGGCACGGCTGATCTGGCCGGCAACAACCATTTTCTCCACGCATTCCGCCACGCTCGCCATTACTCTGCTGCCTCCTGGTAGGCGTCGACCTCGTCCATCGCCTTATCGACGCCGATCATGGTGTGGTTCCCGTTCTCGTCGACGCCGGGGACCTGCACGTCGCCCATGGCGCGCGCCCGGTCGATATCGGCCCGGATCGCGTCCTGGTGGTCGGGAGCGGTCAGGGTCTTGGCCATTTCCTCCGGGGTCTGCAAGGGCGGTTGCGGCGCGGCGGCGATCTCAGCCGGCGTGGGCTTGGGCGCCTCTTCCGCTGCCTGCGGCTGCAGGTCAAATTCAAACTGCCCCTTCGGCCCGGTCGGGATGCGCTCGCGCTGACCGAGCGGCGGCAGCTTCATGCCAAGCAGCGCCTGATCCGCCTGTAGCCGGGTGTGCTCGTCGGTGATGTCCTGCAGCCGGCTGGCGATGGACGCGCGCTCGGCCTCCGCGGCGGAGATGTCGCCAGGCGGCAGTTTCTCCAGCGTCGAGGCAAGCTCCGCGTCCCGCGTCGCAAGCCTGTCCTGCTCGACGGCTAGATCCAGCGCACGCCTGTTGATAACTGGTAATGCAAACGGTTGCTCTGTCTGAAGACGGTCGACCAGCGCCCGCGACCGCTCCAGGAACTCCGGCGTGATTTGCGCGCTCACGTCGACCGGACGGCCGGCCAGGATGTCGTCGATGGTCTTGACCAGCGCTTCGTGGTGCGCGATCTCGCCTTCGGCGCCGGGGAACGGGTTGGTCTGCGCCGTATGCGCCGCGCTCTCGATCACGTTGCCGGCATCGCGCACCGAGGTCGGCCACGCGCCGGTTTTGACCCGGGTCCAGGCGTTGCCGAGCGCCTTGGTGGTCCCGCCGAGCACCGCGCCGCTGACGAAGGCGCCGGCGACATTGCTGACGGGCTCGCCGCTCTCGGTATAGCCGGGCTGCACCTGCTCCTTGAACTGGTTGCTCGCGCCCTCGATCGCGGCCTGCGACACGCCGGCAATCGCGCCCCAGCGCAGCGCCGTAGACAGGATTCCGATACCGCTTGCCTCTGGCGCGACCGCGAGGCCGACGAGATTAACGGGATCGGCAGCCGACGCCGCCGCGCCGCCGAGGAACGTTCCGACCGAGCCGCCGGGCCCCTTCTCGCCGGCCTGCAGCGTCTCATAGGTCCGGTGCGCGGCCTGGGCCTTGGCGAGCGCGCGCTGGTCGATCTCGGCGTCGGACAGCGGCGCGATTGATAGCGCCGGGTTTTTCTGCTTCAGCGCGGCAACCTTGGCATTGACCGCGTCATAGTCCGGCTGCGCACCGCCCTCCCCGCCGTTCGGGTAGAGCTGCTCGGAGAGGTCCGCGCCGGTCGCGCGCCGAACCTCATCGGCGTAATCGGCGATCGCGCTGTTGCGAGCATTGTAGGAGGCGATCGACTGGCCGAACAGCCGGCCATCGCTCCATGCCGCGTTGAAATTCTCCTTGAAACCGGACGGCAGTCGCGTGCCTTCGCCCGGCTGCATCTTGGCGGCCTGCGCCTGATCGCCCTCGTAGAGGTCGAGGAAACTCACGGCTGCACCACTGGCTGCGCCGGCGGCACCACGCCGAGCGGTCGGCCCCGCAGGTCGAGCATGAACTTCTGCGGCGCCTCGCTATTCGCACCCTGATAGGCATAGACGGGCTTCAGCGGGTCTTTGCCAAGCTTCACATAATACCGCCCGTCGCCGACGCTCTCCAGCGTGGCATGGTCGCGCAGATAGTTCGCGTCGACCTTCTCACCGTTCAGAGTTGTCACGGCTGCGGGATTACCTTTGCCGTATTGCTCGGTGTCCTTCTCCATGAAGGCGTGCATCTTGTCATAGCGTGCCTCGGCCTCGGCCTCCGATCCGTAGGACGGAAACTTGTCGAGCCCTTCTTTCACGGCGCGGTCGATCGCCTCGCGCGGCGGAACGATTTTGCCATCGTAGACGGTCGGCACGTTATAGGTCTTGCCATCCTGCTCAAATGAGGTCTGGAATAGGGTCGAACGGCTGCCGTTTTCGTTCGTTACGCCGCCGGGTCCATAAAGATTCGAGAGATGTCGCTGGTATAGTGCACGTTCTTGCGGCGTCAGGTTCAATGCTGCATCGGCCGCCGTAAGATTGTTCGGACGGTCGCCGTGCCCCAGATCGGCGTCCGTGATCCCGGCCATGGTGCGGTCAAAGATGCCCTGCGGCATGCCGCGCACCGGGGCGATCAGCTTGTCGCCGTTGTGGTCGAGCACGCCGCCGGTGACATCGTCCACAGCCTGGTTGAGACGGTCCTGATTCAGCTTTCCGCTAGTGTCGGCGGACTGCGCGGACAGGTCGGCGTAGCGCGCCTTGACCAGCCCCTGTGCCACGGCGTACTGGCCGCTTGGGTCGGTGCGCGCCGCCAGCCCGAAGGTCGAGGCCGGCAGGCGCTCGTTGAACTTCTGGTCGAACGCGGTGGCCTCACCGCCCTTTTCCGGCAGATAGCCTTTGTCAGCCGCGATCGCCGCCTGCCCGCGGATGATGCTGGCGCCCACGTCCGGCGCGTTGCTCATCATGCTGCCGGCGGCCACGCTCACCATCAGGTCGGGGCGGCCGCCACCAATCTTCGCCAGTGTCGCGTTGCGGACGTCTTCCGGCAGCGCCGACAGCGCATTGAACACCCGGCCCTTGACGGCCGGGTCGGGGTTGGCGAGCAGGGATTGCACCTGCTGCACCTCTGGCGCGTCGAGCGCGGATAGCGGCGGCGTGTCCCAGTTGTTCCGGGCCGCCTGCGCGATCTTACCACGCGCCGCCATGCCTGCCGCGAGGTTCTGGTCGTTGCTGAAGTCGAGCGGCGGCGGCACCTTGATCTTATCCGGCAGGTTAGTCGCCGCAGTCGAGATCGGGTTGTCGGTGAGTCCCTTGGTAATGGTCTGGTTGCGCTGCTGCAGATCCTTCATTGTCGCGGCCAGCGCCGGCGTCAGGTTTCCGGTCTCGCCGGCGGCCTGCAGCGCGGCGATCTGGGCATGCTGCTGCGGCAGCGACATGTGCGAGAACTCGCCCGACAGGTCCATGCGCTGCGCGTCGGAAGCGATGGTATCGAGCAGTGCCGCATTGCCAGTGGCGCGCGCGGCCTGCACGATGTCGTTGACCTGTAATCCGACATCACGGTCTTCCACTGCGCGGCGGCAGTGTCGTCGACCTGGCTGCGGCGATTGGCGGCGAGCCACGCGCTGCCGGCCGGACCCATGCTGGCATCGGCCGGCTTGCCGTTGAACACGGCGCGCGCCATGGCGAGACGGCTCTGATAGCCGAGCCCCCCAGCCGGGTTCTCCGGCGTGTAGCCCTGCGGCCGCTCGTAATGGATGAAGGCTGTGGCGGCCTCCTCCGGGGTCTTGGCGCCCTGCAGCTTCGCCAGCGTGGCGCTCTCGTTACCGTGCAACTCCTTGTCGATGAACTCGAGCTGGGTCTGGAAGTCTGTCGCGGGCTTGCCCACCGACTGCGCGTACTGGCGCAGCGAGGTCAGCCGCTCATTGTGGAATTGCGCCAGGCCGCCGGATGTCCTGGCGTCGCCCAGCGCGGCAGGGTTCATGCCGCTTTCATGCACGAGGTTTCCGACGATGCCGGCGGACTGCTCCGGCGTGTATCCTTTCTGGATGAAGAAGGCATGCGCGGCCGCAGCGGCGTTGGCACCCTGCAGCGCGGTCAATTGCTGGGTCTGCGCGGACAGCGGCTGGCGCCCGAAGTCGTCATTCAGCGGCTTGCGGATGAAGGCCGAGTAGACCCGTGCGGCACCGCCGGGATCGCCGGCCGCCCGGAACGCGCCCGCAACCTGCTCGACCTCGTCGCTCTCGATCCGTGCGCCGGCCGCGCTGCGCAGCGACAATTCGCTGTAGGCGGCGCGCGCCTCGCCGATGTCCTGCTTGCGGATCGCCTCGTTGGCCCTGATCTCGCCGACGGCCTTGTGATAGAACTGCTCGCGCTGCTGCTCGCTCAGCTTGTAGTTCGGATTGGTGAGGATGTCCTGCGCCGCGACGAGGGCGTTGTTCTTGCCGCCGTTCTCGCCAGGGTCCTTGTAGATCTTGTTGACATTGTACAGCAGCCGGCTAGCCGCAGCCTCGCTATGGAACGTGTCGCGGTCAAGCTGCGCCTGCTCCTTCGAATAGGCGAACAGCGGATTGTTGGCGCGGGCCTCGGTGGTCGCGTCAAACTGCGCAATCTTGCCCTGCACCGCCGGATCGTTGACGTCTGCGCCGCCGCGCAGCATCGCCATCACGTCGTTGCGCGCCGATGTCTGGTTGGCCGAGAGCGCCGAGTCCTGCTGCTTCAGGTCGTTGGTGCCGGCAGTGTTCGTGATCGCGTTCGCGTGCTGGGTCTGGGTCTGGTCGGCCTGCTGCTGGATCGCAAGCCCGACCTGGCCCCCGCCATGGTCCTGCAGATATTTCGCCTTCCACGAATCCGCGGCCGTGTTGAATGCAGCCGGATCGGTCGGGTATTTCTGATGCAGGTCGTTCATCTCTTGCGAGATGACGTTGCTGTGCTGCGCGATCGTGCCGGCCTGCACCGCCGCGTGATACTGCTCGCCGGCGCGGCCGAAGATCAGCGAGTTGGCCGGGTTGACGACCGAGACCGAGCCGTCCTCATTCAGAGTAACCTTCTGCTTTTGCAGATCATTGGCGGCCTGTTCCTTGGCCTGCCGTGTCGCGATCTCCATCTGCGCATCCGCGACGTCGCCAATCGCCTTCGCCATCAGGTTCGAATTGCCAATGATGTCAGATCGCGAGACAGAGGACTGCGGCGCGGTCGACGTGACGATGCGATCAGGGACCGTCGCGAGTTCAACCATCAGAACCCCCCGGGGATCGCGAGCCCTGCAATGCCCTTAGCGATGCCGGCCGCGGCCGAGATGTCGCCGGCAAACAGCGCATCGCTCGCCGCCTGCTTGTAATAGGCCGCGTCATTGCGGTCCTGCGTGGCCTGCGCCAGGATGCTGTCGACGGTCGTCGTTCGCTGCTGGACGCCTTGCGCTTCCTGGTCATCGCGGAAGGCCGCCCCCGTCGGCGAGTTGGGGTCGGCATGGGCGGCGGCGCGCACCGCCTCGATGTTGCCAAGCGTCTGGTTGAGCTGGCGCGTCATCTGGCCGCCGGTCTGCACGGCCTTCAATTCGCCATAGGTCGCGGCGCTCTCCAGTTTGCTCGCCTGAAATTCGTCCGCGCTCGCAACGCCCTCGCTCTGCAGGATGGTCGAATAGGCCGACAGTCCGATCGACATCAGCGAGTTGCCGCCCGCCGCGCTGCCTCCTCCGCTTCCTGATGCTGCCATTATGTGGCTCCGGTCATATCGTGATTTCCAAGGCAAATTCGAGTATCTGGATTGGCCCCGGCGTGTCCCACGTCACAGCGCAGCGCGGATCGTAGGAACTGCCAGGCGGCGTCCACTTCTCGATCGTCTCACGCTGGTAGGGCGGCAAGGTCGTGTCGTCGTCCATGTTGTAGGCTGGCACGCGCCTCGTGTTCACGATCGTGCCCGGGTTCTTGCCGAGGCGCGTCTGCTTGCCTGAGAACAGCGCATTGAACACGAATCCTGTGGAGTGGATCACGTAGGCGGCAAAGTAGGAGTATTGCCGCAGCTCCATGCGCTGGTGCTGATCAGCCCCGGACGGTGCAACAGGCGCGAACGGCTCGGCGGCGCCGCTCCAGACCTGTCCTGCGACCAGCGATGCAGATAGCAGATTCTCGCCGCCATTGTTCTGCGGGACGATGAAGCCGTTGGCGTCGACCTGATAGACCCCCATCGGGCGCGAGGTCTGGTCCATCAGGTAGACGCTGCTGTTTGGAAACATCCACAGCGGCCCCTTGCCGCCGGGCGGCGCGAGTGCGGCCGGCGCGGCGTTCACGAAGAACGATGCATCCATGTACACCGTGTCGTTTAGAATCTCGCAGACATTCGTTCCGAAATAGGTGGTCGAGAATATGACGTCCGCGCTAAATGCCGATATCCAGCCCACGGCGCCCGCGCCGGACCATGGACCCCAACCGATGTCATCTGCGAGCTGGCCATCCTTGGCGTTGTACTTGCCGCACGCCATGCTGCCGCCGGCATTCAGCGCATAGATATAGCGCTCATTGAATGTGCCGTCGGCGTTCGGAGCAGCCAGCGCGATGATGTTGCTGAACAGGTGCGAATGATAATCGGTCATATTTTTTGTATTGAATGGTCGATAGTAGGCGCCCGGAGCGGTCACGGCCATCACGCTGTTGCCGCCTGCATTAACGTAGAAAATAAAATCCTGCGACACGCGCGGCTGCACGCGTGCCGCGCCGTCGCCAGACAGCACCTGAAATCCGACGCTTCCTGGTCTCAGAGGATTGCTAGCGTCGATCTTGATGTAATAGTTCCTGTGATCGCAGAACACGAACTCCGAGCTCTCCGGACCCGGCACGACGTAATAGACCTGCACCTTGTCAGGGGCCAATTCGAAGATCGCTCCGCTCGGCACGGTCGGACCTCCGACGTAGAGGTCGTTCGGCGAGTTGATCGCTGACCAGCCGATACCATTCCTGACCGAGGGAAAATTGCAAAATCCAAGCCGGAACTGGTCGACGAATACCGCTTCCGGCCAGCCGCGGAACGAGTTCATCACCTCGTCATCCCAGACCGTGACGGCCTGCGGGGCAACCACGGTCACGGCGGAAATGGTGGCCGATCCTGACTGGCCGGCCACGGTGTCGGAGGTTGAGAAGAATGGCAGCGTGGCACCGGGTGACAGGAGTTGCACCGTCATGACGATCGGGGAAACGGCTGTCACGGTCAGGCTATTGCCGCCGGGAGCCGTGACATTTTCACCGACGATGAACGCGGTGGCGGTGCTGAGGCTGATGCCGATATTGATGCCGTCATTGGAAATGACCACGCCAGTTGCGCCAGATGTTCCTCCTGTCACGGCGGATCCGATCGGAAACGTTCCGCTGATCAGCGTAAAATTTATGCCCTGCTGAGTTGGCGAGGCCGTGACGATACCTTCTGCGCCTGTCACGGAGCCGAGGACCACATCGCCGATCGCAAAATTCCCCTTTGCGTTCGTTAGCGTCAGCGTCATGCCCGGCGGCAATGGCTCGGTCACGGTAGCATTGAGCGCATTTGATCCGCCGAATCCGGTGATCAGGAGTTGCCGTCCGCAAAACCGAAGCCGCGTGCCCACAACGCCAGCAGAGAATATCGGCGCGGAGAACAGCAGATTTATGTTTCCCGTCGTCGCGCTCGGCTTCATCGTGACGTTCTGCGGCGAGATGCGATAGAAGAACGTCCGCTTCTGCCCGGTGCCGATGATTGCCTCGCTGTAGTTGGCGGACGACCATGTCGCCACGCCATCCCAGCTAATCACTAGCGGCTGCATGCCGGCATAGGTGATGAAAATCTGCAGCTTCAACTGGCCCCAGACAATGAGATTAAGCGTCGAGGCAATCCAGTTGAACCCGGCCAGATCGAACAGCACGACGCCGGCCAGCGAATAGACCTTCACGTGCCCGCTCGTGTTGAACACGAGATAGAACGTGTTGCCGGGCGACATCGTGACTTTTTCGAAGCGGCCAGATTCGAGAAACTGCGCAGATCGGCCGGGCCGGTTCTGGATCGTTCCGGAATTGTGGATGCGCGCATTCGACATCTGCCGCAGCCCGCCCTTGCGCGCGGGGTGGCTATCGTGGCGCTTGAGGTCGGTGTCGACTTCGCCGTATGAGAAATCGAACTGGGAACCCTGGATCTGTCGCGGCATGGTTCACGCCCCGGGCCAGTCGGGGCCTCCAAGGCCGCGCACCGTCGGCGAGCCCGGCCGGCGATGGCGCCGCGCTTCATTCATCCGGGAGATGAAAATCTTGCGCTTGGGCTTCTGCATGTCATGGCGGGCCTTGGCCTCGGCCAGCATTCCATGCGCCGTCTTCCAGAGGTTATTCGCCTCGGCGACATCCTTCTTCATGCCGCGGTAGATGCCGCTCATCACGAACAGTTGCAGCACCACGACCACCGTCGGCGTCGCGTTCACCGCGTCGGAATTGGTCGAGAAGATGCCCTTGATCATGACCGGGAAAGGCGTCGTCGGGACCGACGGCGGCGGCGGCCCGCCCTGCGCGTTGACGAGCAGCTGCCCGTTCAGGAAGTCCCACGCGCACGGGCCATCGTTCATTCGCACGGTGATCACGTGCACGAGATCGGGCGGCAGCGGATAGGCGGTATCCCAGCGGCTGTCGATCGGCGTCCCGGGAAGCGGCTGCAGCACGCGCCAGTTGGTGACCCAGTCCCACGGATGCGCCTCGGTGACGTAGGCCAGCCCGCGCTCATAGGCCGGCGAGCAGGTCTGCCATTCAACCGAGCCGTCATCGGCCACAGAAACCAGGCTGTCCCCGGTCTGCGATAGGGCGCTATTGACGATCGTAAGTTTGTCCGTAGGCCATTCGAATGTCGCCATGCTGGACCGTGCGGCGGCCGGCCATCATGGGCAACGCACTGTCAGAACGAGGTCGCCTCATCCCAGCAGACGGTAACCGTGAAGGTCCATACCCCCGTGGCCGGTAC